TTGGTAATGGTCGCAACCTTTTGAGAAATTTTACCTTTAAGGTTGTTTAGTTTTGATAACTTTTCACGAGCACCAGTAACATCTTCCTGTTCTTTTGTGAATTTATGAATATCTTCTTCTATGACAGCATTATCTCTCATATAAACTTCGACTTCACCATCCAACTTAGAAATTTTTTCATTATTAGATTTTATATTTGCATTGCCACGACTTTCAAGTTCACTAATAAACTCTTGCTGCATTTCCATCTTATCTTTAAAGTTATCTTTCTTAATATCTAAAGATTTGATTTGTTCCTTTCTAGTGCGAATACTATCTTTGATAAGATTATTCATCGCAGAGAAGATACGGATATCTAACAAGTCCTCAATTACCTCACGACGATTAGTAGTCGTAAGTTGCATAAAAGGTACAAAGGTACTACTACCAAGTATAACAATTTGTGTGAATGATTTATAATTTACCTTAAGAATACTCTCCTCAAGAATGCGTTGATTGGCACGATCATCTGCTTCCTTATGAAGTGGATTACCATTCACCTCAATATCAAAGATATTTGGTTTGATTCCACGACGAACCAAATAGTCACGACTATTCACAGAGAACTCAATCTCTACTAAACAATCCCTCTCATTCGTGGCATTCGCAAGTTGTGGTTTATTGATCTTACGAAATGGTTTATTGAATAATACAAATGTAAGTGCATCTAACATCGTAGATTTACCTGCACCATTTGTTCCAATAATTAAATTAGTATGATGTTGTTGAAAATCAATCTCTGTAAACTGATTGCCGGAACTTAAAAAGTTTTTATATCTAATCTTTTTGAAGGTTATCATTCTTAGGAGGGATCACAATGTCATTAGGTGTAATAATCGTATACTTGTATGAATGGTACTTACAAGTCTTAATCGCAAGTTCATCATCAACTTCTACAATATCCATATCAGCATCTTCTTCGTCATATAGCATCATAGCATATCTTTCTGCATCATCTTCTTCTTCAAACAAAAATAACACTTTATGTCCGTGCCTATCCTGAACGGCATAAGCACCGTCATCTTTACCATCTTTGAGAGTTAGAAGATACATTTACTCCACTTCGCAAGCCTGACTATACAAATCTTGGAAGATACCTTTGATAATGTTTTTATCAAGATTGAATTCTGATTCATCAATATAACGATTTAGAATTGAAAGTGTATTCTCTTCTTCATCAATATCAAATTCTTCAGACTCTTGAATTTCAAAGTTCTCAATTATTTTTAAATCATGAACTCCAACAGTATAAAGTTTATCAATAAACTTTTCAAAATCTTTGGGTTTTGTTTTTTTACGAACAATAACCTTTACAATTTTGTTTTCGTATTCAGTTGCATTAAAGAGTTTATGATTGGTATCTTCGTAATAGATGTTATAAAATAATTTATAAGGATTATTAACTGGGGTATGAGTGAGGGTTTCCGTATCAAAGATGTGAAATCCTCTTGTATCATTTACATCATTCCAGAACATCTCATAAGGATTTCCTAAGTAGAAGATTTTTCCGTTGTCTGATCGAGTGTGATAATGTCCCGAGAATACCTTTTCGAACTTGTCAAGTAGTTTGCAGTCCATACCATCTTCCATGACGTGTCCACGATGAGCTCTAAATCCGTTGAGCTCAAGGTGCCCCATCGCACATGTGCTAGACGTATTTTTAATAGATTTGACAGTATTTTCAAAGTTCTCTGCATTGATCCAGGGTATAATCAGTATTTTTAATTTATCTAATGTAATCTCTGATACTTCACTATATGTCTTTATATTATTATAGGTCTGTAGAAGAAGTTCTGGAGAGTTTACATTATTGGTATTCTTATAGTAGCAATCATGATTACCAATAATCATATGAACGTCATAGTTTTTGAGTCTCTCAAATACAACTCTCTTTGACCACTCAAGACTTTGATAATCAATTGACTTCCGACTATCAAAAGCATCACCCATATGAATAACGGTATCAATTCCTTCTGCTTCTAAAGTAGGAAAGAATACATCGTCATAGAACTTCTCAAAATGATCATGCAGGTGCTTAGAACCCTTCCTCGCACCGAAATGTGTATCTGTTATTATCGCAACCTTCATCGGTTCTTATATTGGATAGCGTCTTTGATACTATTATACTGTGAACTATGCCCAGAAAGCAAGCTATCGTCAACAACCATAACTTCGTCAAATCCAGTCTTCTCAATAATCTTAGTCTTTATTTCTAACTGCTTCTTCTCCTTCTGTATGCGTCTCAGGAAGGCATAATGAATAATCTGGGTAAAGTATGCGAAAGGATTCGTAGACCTTGCTGGATCGAAATTATGAATGTATTGGACGCAATTTTCTATCCCATCAGAAATCATATCTTCACGGAACATGTAGTTCACAAAGTTGGGTTTGTATGAGAGATGTGTCGCAATCTTAAGAAAACATTCACCAAGATAGTTTGGAATACGTGGTTTACCTTCCCATCTCTTTCCTCTTTCCTGTTTCGGAAACTCAGTGAGGTCTTTATTGAAAGTCTTCATATATGACTTTTCTACCTTAGTTCGATAGACAATCATTGCCTCTAACAATTCTTTATTATTTACATAATGTTCAGATTTCTTTTTGGGCATAATCCATTACTCTTTAAAGTATAAGTTATCTTTATTATACCACACTTTACAAGGGCTTGACAAGATAGAGAATCATGAGTAGAGTGCCTTTGTTAGGGTTAAAGAGGAGGGCTTAGCTCTCTTTAGTATCTTCAAGTTTAAAGATATTCTCTAGAGTTTTTCTTGCTTCTTCTACTGTTGATAGGTATCCCATTTTTCTAGAAGGAGTAATCTTACTTGAAGATTTTTCATTAGAGGAAGATTTAGGACTGTAAATATCCATATCATCTTCATCTTCAATATAGTTAGTATATATTTCAATCATTCTTTCATCATGAGTCTCTGTCATAGTAAGAATTTTATCAGGTCTGATGATAAAGAAATCATCAGATGCTAATTCCATCCATGACCTAACTTTAACATGCATTCCATGCTGAGAATGTAAAAGTTTCATTGTGATTGGATTCTGCATCACAATCAAAGGATCTCCATCATTCTCATCTACTGAAACTAGTGATAATATTTCTTCTCCAGATACCAATTTTATAATTGCGTAAAATTCATCTCCCATTAGTTCTTTAGCGGTATGTTTACAATATCATAATTAAAATTTTCTTCGTTATAAACTTTAATTCTTTCGATTAGATGGTTAAGTGTATAGTTCCTCCTGGATTTGTAGGATATGTCGTCAGCAATGTCATAGAGAGTTGCCTTGGTCTTGTTATTACCTTTCCTAAGCACCCTTCCAATAGACTGGAGATTCCGAATTCTAGATTTGGATGGAGAAGCAAAAATGACATTGTGGAGATTTTTGATATTAATTCCTGTACTGAATGTTCCGTATGATGCAACAATAATTGCATTATTTTCTTGTTCAGTAATCTCCCTTACTTTTTCTCGATCCTTTGTATCTACTCCACCATGGACAAAAAATACTTGCCTTTCATCAACCGTATTATTATTTATCATGTGATATAGTGGCTCACCATGACCCTCAACTCTTGCAAAAAGAACTAAAGTATTTCCTTTGAGATCTAGTGCAAGATTTCTTATGAACTTATTTCTACGTTCATGATTGATAATATACTGAACTTCTTCTTCAAAGTTTTCAAACTTATGTGCTGGGTGCTTCAGTAGAAGTACATTGATATCCAGTTTAGCAACATAACCCTTTTGCATCAACTCATCGGTACGAATGATTTTGTAGGAAGCACCAAACAATCCCTCAAGAACCCATTTATGAGTCTGTGTTCCATCAAGTGTTCCGGTAAAACCAAAACGATATTTTGCATCAGCAAGTTTAGACATTATAGATATTAATGACTTTGATTTAAACTGGTGTGCTTCGTCTCCGATAACTACGTTAAATCGTTCAAAGTATTTGCGGGGAAGTTTGTAAATAGACTGCCAGGTAGTAATAATGACTTGAGAATCCGTTTCTCTCTCCTTCCCCGCATAGATCTTGTGACAATATGAACCTACATCCCAACCATAGTCTGCAAAGTCTTTATACATCTGCTCTACTAGCGAAGTCGTCGGAACGACTATCAGAATATTTTGTTTCTTCTCAACGTAATATCTCACAAGAGAATATATCATCAGAGACTTTCCAGAAGCAGTTGGGGATATCAACAACTTTCTATTATGTTTTAAGGCGTCGTATACTCCCTCAACTTGGTAATCTCTCGGAGAATACTTACAAATAGCATTCATATAATCTTTTACACCTTCCTTTGAGATAAAATCATTTGCCTCAAAAGGAAGA